ACAACTCCTACAGCACCGCACTGAACAACGGCTTCTTGAGCATCAACGAAGTTCGCTCGCTTGAAGATCGCTCGCCAATCGGCGCAGCCGGCGACGAATACTGGAAGCCGCTGAACATCGGCGTCGTGGGCGAGACGGAGCCGCAAGCCTGATGCCATACTTCGTCACAGACACAGCCGAGGGCTGTGCAGGCTGGGCGACGGTCAAGGAGGGCGGCGCAGTGATCGGATGCCACGAGACCAAAGATGCAGCCGTCGCGCAGATGGTTGCGGTCTCACTTGCTGAAGGCATTGAGCCAGGAGGCGAGTATTCAGCCGCGCGCGTCCTGCCAGATAACTACCGACCTGCACTCTCGCCTGACGTGCCAGAAGGCCGCGCCTGCGGCAACTGCGTCTTCTACAACGAAGCAAAGATTGAAGGCGACAAGGCGTACTGCGAGAAGTGGGATGACTACGTGAGCGGCGCCTACTACTGCAATGCTTGGGAGCCTGACGATGGCGGCGAAGACGACGGCGAGCAGGACGAGGCGCGCATCCTGATTGACGTGCCGCAATACATCCAAGAGGCCGCTGAGAAGGGTCTGACCTACGAGCGCAACGGCTTCGCCGGTGACGGACTAACCGACCAGACGATTGAAGAGGCGCGTCAGCTGCGCGCTGGACAAGTCGAGGATGACAAGGTGACGAGGATGCGGGCGTGGATTCTGCGACACCGTGGCGACTGGGAAGGCGTACCGCGCAACAACAATCCAGACGACGAAGACTTCCCAGGACCAGGCGCTGTTGCCGCCTATCTGTGGGGCGTTGATCCCACAGCAGAGAATGGCACGCAGCGCGTCCTAGAATGGGCAGATGGCGTCCTCGCGCCGCTAGAGACTGAAGAGAGGTTTGACGTGAAGGAACTTGAGACACGCGCTCTGCCGATGGGCGAGTTCACCGTGACAGAAGGCGAAGATGGTCAGAAGACCTTCACCGGCTACGCCGCGCTCTTTGGCGCACCGTCCTCTGGGCTGCCATTCACCGAAGTGATTGCGCCAGGTGCGTTCCGACGCACGCTGAGCCGCGTCGCCGATGGCAAGAAGATCGTCTCATTCCTGTTCGGTCACGACGAGACTCGCGCACTTGCAACGACTGCAAGCGGCCGCCTCGCGCTGACCGAGGACGAGCGCGGCTTGAAGGTTGAGGCTCGCCTTGACCCAGCCGATCCAGACGCCGCTGGCGTGATCTCTAAGTTGACCCACGAGGCTCGCGCAATGGGAATGTCGTTCGGCTTCACGATCCCAAAGAACGGCGACGAGTGGAACGACGATCTCCGCACGTTGCGCGAAGTCAATCTCTTTGAGGTGAGCGTCCTCTCCGCAGGACAGACTCCCGCATACCCAGCGACGCTGGGTCTTACCTCCGTTCGCAAGGTCGCGTCCCGAATGGGCGTAGACGGCGACCGGCTTATCACAGCCATCGAGTCCCTGAAGTCAGCGACCCCGCTGACCGAGGCGGATGTCGAGGTGATCGAGACCGTCACGGAGAAGTTGGCTCCGAAGCGCACAGGGTTGGATTCGTCCATCGCTCGCGCCAAGTTGCTGCTCGCCGAGATGGAATCGGAATCGCTCTAACAGCCACGAGGTCGCGCCCCGCTGCGCTAAGTACGCAAGCCCGCGAAAGACCATCCCGCTCGGTGAGCCGCACCATTGTGGAAACCAATCAAAAAAGGAGACAGAAATGTCAGACGTAAGGAAGCTACACGAGAAGCGTGCTTCCCTCTTGACCGAGGCTCAGTCCATCGTGACTGACCTTGCCGAGAAGGGCGAAGCGCTTGAGGGCGAGTCACAGGCTCGCTTTGAGAAGCTCACATCAGAGGCTGCAACGGTTGCGGCCGCGATTCGTTCGGAGAAGGATGCTTCAGAGGCTCGTTCAGCCGCTGATGCAGCCCGCGCTGAGTTCGCTCAGGTGATCGCTCCGAAGGTTGAGAAGAGCGAAGGCTCAAACGACGAACTCCGCGCACTTGCTCGCTTGGGCGGGTCGCAGACGTTCGAGTACCGCGATGTCTCGCGAGCAACTGGCTTGGGCAACCCAGTCACCATTGCTGACCGCGTGAACGTTGTTGCGGCACAGTTCAACCCATTCATTGACCCAGCGATCATCACGGTCGTTCGCACCAGCACCGGCAACAACATCCAGTTCCCACGAGTCACGGCTCTTGGAACCGCTGGATCAGTTGCTGAGGCTGGCACGATCGGTGAGTCGGACGGAACGCTCAGCGCGCTGTCCCTCACGCCAGTCAAGTACGCGACCATCATTCAGGTCACCGAAGAGCTTGCCGAAGACGCAGCCTTTGACCTGAGCGCGATGATCGCCGAGAAGTGCGGCGCGGAAGTCGCAGTTGCTCACGGTGCCTTCGCTGGTACCGCTGTTGCCGCTGCTGCAGCCGTTGGCGCAACTGGCTCAGGCACCGTTTCAGTGAACCCAACCTATACCGACCTTGCGAAGCTCAAGGCGTCTGTGAACCAGGCGTACCGACGCGCTCCTAAGGCTGGCTGGTTGATGAATGACACCACGCTCGGTGTGGTCACTGGTCTCGTTGATACAACGGGCCAGCCGATCTTCCGCGCAGGTGACGCGAATGTGGCAGACCGACTCCTCGGAGCGCCTGTCTACAGCGCAGCACTCATTGACCTGACCGATGACACCGCAGGCGCAATCCTGTTCGGTGACCTCGGACAGATTTACACGGCCCTCGTTGGCGGTGTTCGAGTTGAAGTTTCCCGCGAGTTCGCGTGGAACCTCGGCCTGATCTCCTACAAGGTGGAAGTTCGTGGCGCGACGGGCCTTGCTCAGACAACGGCCGTCAAGTCGTACAAGTCAGCCAACGTTTCCTAATCAGTAGGCGACTAGGTTGAGCGGCGGGGTGCTGGGCTTCGGCTCGGCACCCCGTTCGCATCAGGAGGGGAAATGGACATCTGGAAGAGACTGAAGAAACTGGGGCGCAAGGGCGCTGCTAAAATCAACGTAGAGGCACATCCCAGCCTCGTAGAGCGCGCCATCGTCGTAAGGTGGGGGAATACAGCCACAATCAAGCGAACCCCGCTCAGAGAGCGGGAGAATGGGGAAAGCGAGTGAGCGAACAGAAGTTGAGCAGCAGGCAGGTCACGGTCGGCACGGCTGCGACCTCTCTCGGCGAGGGCCTAGTCACTGGCTCTGAGTTCCACCTGTACGACACGGCAGCCGGCAATCAGACGGTGTTCATTGGCGGCGCCAACGTAACCACGTCCAACGGGTTTGAGCTGCACAAGAACACGCACATCACCATTCACATCCCTGAGAGGGTGCAGTTGTATGCTGTCGCAGACAATGCTGGCGCCGTGGTCAGCGTCCTACAAATCGGAGGCATCTAATGTCATACGCAACCCTCGCAGAGTTCAAGAGCGCCATCGGGATCGGCACTGCCGACGTCACCGATGACACCGCGCTGCAGTCGGTGCTCGATGCAACCGACGCACTGATTGACCTCTACACCGACCGCAAGCAAGGCTTCGGCACCGCGACGGAGACGCGCTACTACACGGCGACCGACTACCAGTACGTCCTGATTGACGACCTCGTGAGCGTCACGACGCTGACGACAGATGACGATGCCAACGGCACGTACGAGACAACGTGGACCGCAGGCACCGACTACAACCTCGCGCCAGGCAACGCAGCTCTGGACGGCTGGCCGTACAACGAGATCGACGTATCGGTGACGTGGCCGCGCAACTTCCCGCGCGACGTGTATCGAGGCGTCAAGGTGGTCGGCGTCTTCGGGTGGCCGTCCGTGCCGAGCGCAGTCAAGCAAGCCGCAATCATTCAGGCGGGCGCAGTCTGGTCGAGTCGCACCTCGCCGTTCGGCGTGATCGGCAGCCAAGACCTCGGCGGCATCTTGCGACAGACACGTGCACTGCATCCTGAAGCGCAAGTGCTGCTGGAGGCGTACCGCAGGCGCGAAGGTCTGGCTCGGTGAGCTTCAACGACGCCACGATCATTGCAGGACTTGCCGCGCACCTGACGGCAATCTCCAAGCCGTCCGGCTATACGCTCCGCACCGTCCACGCATTCCCGCCAGACAACCTCGCGGTGGTCCCAGCGGCGGTGATCATTCCAGGCGACGACACGATCAGCTACGGCGCAGCGAATCGCCAAGTGGTGCTGACACTGAGCGTCACTATCTACATCCAGCCACAGGCAGACCTCGGCCGCAAGTACGCCGACCTGATGGTCTGGCGCACGTGGCTCAGGGACTCGCTCATTGACGGCGTGACGCTGAACAACACCGACGCCGTGGCGCAGGCAAGCGTGACCTCCACGA